CCGATCACTTCGGTTGCTACGTCCCACTTCGCTGCTACGGCAACTAGTGCAATTTTCACTTTCCGAAGGTCGGTTTTGCCAGTTGCTACGTTAGCAAAGGCTGCCCTGTACTTGTTGATGTTCAGGGAAGGGTCAAGAGCAAGCTGCTCGTTGGCTGAAAGGTTGGCTGATGCTGCCATGTTGAAAACTCCGATTGATTGTGACCGAAAATTTGGTCATGTTATTCAACCCATCTGGAAGATATAATCAAGAAGGGGAGAGGAAAATAAAGAAACTAAAGCAAAGAAAGAAAAGCCCCAAAACATATAGTAACTAGTTACTAACACTTGTCGAAAAACCGGAAAAATCACGAACCGTCCGCCGAGCAAAGCTCCGTGTGAGTTCTGCAGCTGCGTAGACGCAGGTAGCGCAGGATTGTCCCACTACGAAAATCATGGTCGAGAATGGAGGGAAATTGCCAATTTCTGCCCCTCTCTTGACGCGCAAGGATCACGCTGAGAGCCAGCCTAGTTGCCGAACAGCCAGATTTCCGGCATTTCTAGTCCCAAGACTAGGAACTAGCTGTTAGCTTAGGGCTAACAGTTGTAGTTACTGCAGTAACTAGGGTTAGTCCCAAGGGGACTAAAGGGCAACCCCGGTGATGCCGGTAAGTTATTTTGTAGTGGTGTGTGGTGTGTGGTAGTGGTGGTGGTATGTGGGTGATGATGGGTGATGTGGTGGTAGGTGATGGGTGTTGTTGGTGTGGTGATGGTAGTGTGATGATGGGGGGGGTATGGTGTTGTAAGTTGGTGTGTATGGTGTGTTGACACCCCCCTGACAGATTGTTTTCCACCTTGATCACCACTAGTTAATTGTTACTAGTTAACTATCCTATTGTCGTTAACTAACAACCCCATAAGAGGGTTGTTAGTTTAATCAACCTATCTAACCCCCCTATAATCCCCCCTTCCTTTCCTTCTTTTTGACGACATAACGTGTTATTTTCTATACGTCAGGGTTGTCTGCATCCGGGGTGTTCCTCCATAAACTACCTCGTTAGGGTTTACAATCAGTCTTACCGTAAGGTGCAATGCGAAAGGCTTTTCTGACAAGCAGACCCCGGTGCTTGAAGCCTCCCGCATTGGGGTCTGTGCTATTCAGGAGGTATATTTTGTTATTGCCCGAAGATCGAAAAGCCCTTTTAGAAACGATCGGCGTGACTACGTGGTCTGAGCAGGACGAGATCCTTGACCATTCAGCAAGAATCAAGCTTGTTGCGGGCGGGGAGCGTGCGGGAAAGAGTTTTATGGGAGCGCTTTCCATCATTACCCACCTTGATGAATTTGAGAATGGAGATATTGTTTGGCTTGTAGCTGCTGACTATGAACGTAACCGGGCAGAGTGGAACTACTTAACCGATATGCTCGGAAAGCTAGGGTTCCTGTACAAACAAACCAAACGAATAGACCCCGGAGAGATGGAAGCCATCTGCGGGACAGCTGATGACCCCGGATTATTTAAGATAAAGACCAAATCCGCCAATGATTACCGGAGTCTTGCAATGGAAGCCCCCAGAATGATAGTTACCTGTGAGGCATCCCAGATTGACTACGATAGTTTCCTGCGTTTACGTGGGCGTATCGCAGAAAAGCGCGGGTATCTATTCTTAGAGGGTACTTTCGAGATGTCTCTGGGTTGGTATCCATCCCAGTGGGAGGCGTGGAAGTTCTATAACCCTGATGATGACGCTGTTTCCTTTTCACTACCCTCTTGGACTAACAAGGTTGTCTATCCTGACGGAAGGCAAGACGATGAAATCCTGTCCCTCGAAAGACTTCACTCAGATAACTGGTTCAATGAGCGAATTGCAGGTAAGCCAGCACCTCCAAAGGGTCTTGTCCACGATATGTTTGACGTTTCCCGCCATATTACTGATGAAGTTACCTACATTCCCGGCGAACCAATACATTTATGGATTGATCCGGGCTACTCTCAGGTAACAAAGTCCGCTTATGCTGTCGAGGCAATACAGATAATTGACGGTCAGATCCGTGTTGTAGACGAAATCTACGAAAGACTTAAGGTTACTGAGGAAATTATAGATATTTGTCAGACTAGACCGTGGTGGCAGGATGTTTCCCACGGTGTTATCGACATAGCTGCCCATAGTTTTGGGGAATCAAGACCTGTAGATACGTGGTTACAGCAAGCCGGACTGTACATGACCTCACAGAGCGTAGGGATAATGGATGGCATTGAAAGATTCAATACTTATCTTAAAGAAAACCCTGTTACACACCAGCCAAACATCCTGTTTAACCCTAAATGCAAGGGTGTTTTGTCTGAATTAGGGGCTTGCGCTAATCCATTTGATGACCAAATGCACGTATATACTTGGCGAACAGACCGTGAAGGTAACGTGGTGGGGAAAACACCGAGAGATGCTTTCAATCACGGAACAAAAGCGATAACCTACGGAATGGTTGTGAATTTTGGCTACGCCAGAACCACGGGTCAGGGGAAAACAATCGCAGTGAACAGGTGGTAATGTGGCAAAGATAGACGATCTGGCAAAAACCCTAGAAGATGTTTGGGAGTCCCCCGGATTTATTACCAGACGCGCCAGAATGGAAAGCGATTACGGCTTATATCGGCTAAATAACTACGAAGCCGGAGCCGGATACCAGAGCTATACGTCAAATGCCCCCAGAATCCTAGCCGATAAGATTATTTCCTATCTTACCAGTGCCAGTATGTCCATTCGGGTAAACATGACCGCAACTGTTGCCGACCGAAGCCCCGGAACCAAGAAAGAAAAACTTGCAATAGGTTCATTGAACCTAGCTGATGAACGGATGCAGCGAATAGGACAGCCGACTGTTCGCGAACAACTGGCTTTTCATGCTGTACTTAGAGGTTGGTACGCAGGGCGGGCGCTTTTGAACAAGCGGGCTGATGGAAGTACCTACGTAGATATCACACCCTTCGACCCACTCCACTGTGTTTATGAAATGGATGACGATGGGGTCGTATGGCTGGCGCACAAAACGCGAAGATCTCCTACTTCAATTAAGTCGCAGTTCAGGCTAGATGTTGAGCCAGCGGTAGAAAAAGAGGGAGAGCTTGCAGGGGTAGATGTCTGGGACTATTACTCAAGAGAAGAACACGGGATAATAGTTACCAAAGGCAGGGATAATTACGAGTGGGGTAAGAAGCTAACCAAGCACAACATCAAGGATATTAACAACACCTCTTTTGCCCCTGTTTTCCTAGGAGCTGTCGGTCCGGCTCCTTGGATACAGGGTGAAACATCAAGCGATGACACCGCAAAAGACTTTGGCGAGTCTATCTTTGCATCCAACCGCCAGATTTATGACGACTTGAACTTTGCAATGAGTGCCTACAAGACACTTGTTAGGCGAGCGGTCAGGCGACCGTACAAGATTATTTCTCCTGACGGAACAACAACTCTTGAATCTGACCCTTGGCAGGACGGATCGGAAGTCCCGCTCCCTGCTGGAACAGAAATCCAGCTTCTCGATGAAGTAACGATGCCAGTCGATACTCCCGCATTTGTCGGGCAGATCTCCGGTGAACTTCAAAGGGGTGGGTTATCTAACGTAAGTTATGGCGAACTACCTTTTGCTATTTCAGGATTTGCAGCCAAGGTTCTTCAGGAAGGATCTGCTCACCAGATAGCACCAAGGGTTCAGGCGATGTCTTCCTGCTACAAGCAGATAACTGAACTTATTGCAATGCAATACCAGCTTGGTGGATTCAAGGCGATGGATGTAACGGGTCGTCACAATGACGTATCAAGTTACTTCCACGAGGAAATTAACCCTGCAGATGTTGAAGGCGCTGGAGCCATCGAAGTTAAGTTCGGCGTAAGGATGCCACAGGACGAACCACAGTTAATAACAATGGCACAGATGATGCGAGAGGGAGAGCGACCACTTGCACCTGACGAATGGATATGGGAAAACGTCCTGCAGATTTCAGATGTTGACCAGTTCAAGAACGCAATCAGCGCACAACAGGCTCATACGACAGAGCCGAAAGCCCTGTTAATAACCCTGATAGAAGGCTTGATGCAAACAGGGGAACAGGAAAAAGCCCTTATCTATATTGATCTTCTAAGGAAGACACTCAAGCAGGAAAATCAGCAGGAACAATCTCAGGATATGCAGTTCCAGCAGATGCAAGCTCAAGTACAGGCAATGATGATGGGAGGCGGAGTTCCGCCACCCGAAGGTGGCGGTCAAGCTGGAGGACAAGGTGGTGGGCAGGGTAGCCCGCCGGGAATATCTAATGATATTCTTTCTTCACAAATGCAGGGATTCACTAGGGCTGGTGATCCTGCTCAAGCTCCTCCGGGTACTCCCGGCGGACCGGGGACATATAACGGCGCATAATCATGAAGTTCAGAATTACATATAAAGAACCAGATGGCGAAACAGGAACCTTTGAGATAGAGGCAGACAGTCTAAACGAAGCCAGAGTTAATGCGTACTCACACATAGACTTCCCGCCCGGAGCGAAGATGTCAGGTGTGCCTAAAGATATTACTCCAGCCGAAGCAACGGGAAAATCGGGTCCTGATGCTGTGAAGAAG